CTTCAAGACCTTTAAGTATACCCAACCAACGATTACGTAGTAGTGCAACTTCATTAATAAGTGTTTCAAAGTCGATAACCTCTTCTTCACCATCAACATACTTTTCAGCATCACGACTGGTCAATGCTCTATTATACGCTTCTAAATATTTTTGAAAATGTTTTCGGCGAATTTTCCGTAGTTGAATGTTGAGAAAGTTAAGTACTGCCTCAATTTCCTGTAGTTGATTGAAACGATGTTCAGTGGTACCGGGCAAGGCAGCAATGTTCTTTTCAACATTGCCATGAATTTTAACGTCTTGCTTTGCAGATATTATTTCTATATCATAATGACTTATGAAATCCGGTAATACACTAAGGTCGCTTGTGATCCTAGTGTACCAATTCATGTATTACCAATCTTTATCTTGGTCATCATCATATTCTTCATCTTCCTCATATTCTTCATCTGGAAAATGTTCATCTGTGTATCCTTTTAAAGCGGCTGTTATTTCTTTGTCTTTGAATGCATCTTTGATTTCGTCAATCTCAAAATTATTATCAATCAACAAATTGACCAATGCATCTGCCGCATCACTACGTGAACTAAAATCTAAATGGTCACGCAATACATCCCATACTTCTGATACTATAATTAAACTCATTCTGTAGTGTCTCCTTCCAAAGTTTCATCACTACTTATGCCTTTGACTAATCTATTTGAATACTCAGACATAACTTTATCTAAACAACCATTCTCGTTGCTTTCCCAACCTTTACGAAACATCTTCAAGATTTCTCCGTCATCGGTAGTATATGATAAACGATTACCTTCTTTAGTAAGAAGTTCGTTCTTCTCAAACAAATCAAGCAAACCACTGTATGGATTCATGCCTGTTTCATATGGAATCTTAATCTGTAGTGTCTCAAAAGGTTTAGAATATCGTGTTTTCATAATCTTACATGCGGCACGGATACCTCTTACTTCTGAAACTTTGTTACCATCCTCATCCTCTTTAAGTTTGAGTTTTTTCATAGCAACAAGAATACTACTAGCATACACAAAGCCCTGACCACCTGATACTTTATCATCTGGATCAAACATATCCTGACTTGCGTATGTATGATTAGTTGCAACCATACCAATGTTCAGACTACCGAACATGTTTACAGAGTTACGAACAAGTGCAGCCAATGCTTTAGGCTTACGACCCATGTCACCCTTCATATCACCTGCTTCAAACTGATTCACATCAGTCGGAGTCAATAACATTCCCAAGCTATCAATGACAAACAATACTTTAGGTCTGTCATCTACTGGAAGTGTTTTATAATCAGTCACAAATTTACTGATTGTCTTGGCTACATCATCAATCATAGCCATATTAAGTTTCAATAATTTACTTTCTGAGGTATCAACGCCCAAGGCGTGCAACCATTTCTCATCTAACGCATTTTCCGAATCAATGAGCACCACAAAGATGCCCTGTTGTTGAGCATGACGTACCAAGTTACCAGAACAAATAAAACTTTTCCCAGAACCTGACTCTCCAGCAAATACAGTAACTTTGCCCAATGGTACACCTTTATTAAAATCACCACTAATAAGATAGTTAAGTGCGTAATTTCCTGTGTTAATCCAGTCAGTAGGGTCATTAAATCCAATGCTTAATCCTTCAATGCTTTTTGTTATTTCTTTTCTAAATTTACTTACGTCAAATGGTTTTCCCAATTTCTTCTCCATTCATAATATTTACCTATTTAATAGACCATTAGTAGCAGAATACATACTAAATGGTTGTTTGTCAAGTAAGTCGGGGCATTGTTCTGCCATTCTGTCAAGTTCATAATCACTTGGATAATGTCGCAATGCACCTCTTGCTCGGTCACGAACTATGCTAGGAACTCTGGGAGTTTTACCAGGGTCACATAGTTCTTCTAATAATTTTTTACCTTGCTTTAAAGCACGATATCTTTCGTCCGGTAATGTCATATTTTCCTCCTAAGTAGAATAGGGAACATTGTTCCCTATTTTTTATTAAGCTGCCTTAGACTGTCTAGCACGAATCATTGCTAGAATATCTTGTGCTTTGTCACTACTAGGAGTAGCTTTAGGAATTTCGACCGGCGCTGATGTTGATGCAGGCTCGTCATCCGACCATGGAGCTGACTCTGCTACGGGTGCTGTTGCGGGTGCGCTAGTTCCAGTAGTCGCTTGTGTTGCTGCCGCGGTTGCTCCTGCAGGTGCTTCAAGTCCGTATGGACGATAGTAATTACCCCAACGTTCGTTGTCGTATGGGCGACCATCTACGCTTGCTTCAAACATTTCTTTGATTACACGCAATTCTGCTTCGCTGGGCTTCTTAGGTAAAAAGTCTGCTAAATTAAACAAACCATGACCATCAATAGCTGCCTGCTCTGCTTCTGTAAGTGCAGATTCTTTACGTGCCCAGTTACTGGTTGAGTAATCTGCATAACCACCTTTGCTGGTCTTCTTAATATTGAAGTCCAAACCACGTAGATAGTCAGTTGGCAATTCTTCCATTTCAGGATCCATCAAACTTGATTTGATGATTGTAAAGATTTGTGGGCTAATAACAAATCTACGAATCGGGTTCGCAGGTTGCTTGTCATCACCAATTGGATTTTGACGAACAAAGCCTTGGAATAGATAACTACGTTTCTTCCAATACTTGTTTGCCATTTCTTTCAAACTCTCGTCTTTATACCAAGGGCGAACCTCTGCTAGAATTGGACAGTTATCACCATACATTTCTACGCAAGGTACTTGTACTTGAATTTGTTTTACGTTTGGATCACCCTTAACACCATTGAATGGTAGTTTGATGATTTGACGTTCTACCCAAAAGAATGTGTTAGATGAATTCGCATCTGGTAGAAAGCGAATGGTAGCGATTGTACCTTCATCCATATTCCAGTGGGGGTAGATTGAATTGTCAGATTGCTGGTTGCTTGAACCACTTGACTTGTTTTCTTGTGCCGCGATACGGGCACGAATTTCTGCTAATGATGCCATAATAATATTTCCTTATAAATTGAGATGGTCTCGTTTTTAATATTCGCTGTCTCCCTATGAGACAACTAACACGATGAGCAAGTATAGCAGTACTTTCTCGTCCTGTCAATAGTATTTATGCCTATTAAGGGCAAATAGATTTTTTTATAGTGTTTTTGGTGAAATTACCAACCACCAGATAACTTGGATAGTTGTTTCTCATATGTAGACATTAGAGATTCTTGCATGTTAAATTGTCCACTACTAGCCATTCTAGGATTAGTTCTAGGGAACCCAGGCAACTCAGGTTGAGTTGGTTGTGATATTTTATGTAGTATGCGTTGTACTCTGTCCAAATATTTGTATATATGCTGTGCAGTGATTTCATCCCCGTATATTAATAAGCTACCACCTATGCTTTTGCGTATAACTCTACGGATAGCTTCAATTGGGTATTCACGGAAGTCTGCTGGATATCTACGTTTGTACAATTCCATCATTTCCTTAATTCCGCTTTCTAATTCTTCTGTTGTCCAATCACCGGATGAAGCTGGTTGAGATATAGGTTGAGGCTGTTCTTCATATTTCTTACCCAGGTCTTCTGCCATTCTTTTCTTTTGCATATTAACTCTATCCTCTGGTGATTTGGGGAACTGTACTGTATTGGATTTAAGTTTAGATGCTAAATCCTGTGCTAGTTCTTCATCTGATTTATCAGGAGTATTTGAAACATCATCTGGATTACTCAATTCTAATTCTTCACCGGATACTGGTTCAGGTGGAATTTTGGCTAGGTCGGCTTCGTCTTTATCTTCTACATCTTTCATGTTAGTAGATAGTTGGGCAAGTCTCTGTACATTACCTTTTACTGCTTGTTGTGCATCTGGATTTAAACGTGATACTAAATCAAACAATCTATCAATCATGTCTTGTTGTTCATCTTTAGTTTCTTCCATGTCTTTTAACAATTCTCTTGTCTTTTTCATGGTAGCCCAACTTTGAGTATACATTTCCTCTGACTCTGCTTGTTTATTGCCCAAATCACTAAAAATTATTTCACTTGTACCTTGGATTTGTCTAATCTTTTCATCCAAGTCTTTAAACTTATTACCCCAATCACCCATCTTCTGTGCATTCTTACCCAAACTTTTTTTGAATCGTTCTTCCTTAGCTTCCAATTCTCTTTCGGTATTTTCTAATCTACCCATAACTTTATCAAACAATTGGTCATCTACTGATTGACGTTGGTTTAGTAGAGACAGCGTTGCTTGTACTTTTGCTATCTCTTTATTATCAACTGGTTGTGATTTAATTTTATTAACTCTATCACTTAGTTCTTTAAATTTGTTATCATCTATGCCGGGCTTATTTTCTATTTTAGCCAAATCATCTAGCATAGCTTGAACTTTATCAGCACTTGCTTTTGCAAGTTGTTGTTGTACTTCACCTGCAGGTTTTAATTGAGAACTAAGTTGTTTTAGTCTTTCTATTTCTTGACCAGTATCTTGTGCTTGTCTTTCGTGGTTAGTTAATTCTTGACCCAACTCTTGTATGTTACGTGTTAATTTTTCATTTTCACGTTTTTGTGCATTGATAAGTTTATTTTGGTCTAAGTCCATTTTCTCAGAACTTGCCATTTTGTCTGCAATGTATATTGCTATTGCTTGTTCTGGAGTTCTATCTGGATATTTACGAGTAGCCTGATATTGAATGTCTTGGCTTCTTGCCAATGGCCTATCTTCAATGCGTTCAGCAATGATACTATTAGCCCAAGATTCGAATATCTTTATCTCTTTCATTATTATAGACCTGATAACTTTTTAATTTTCAATAGAGGATCATCACTCTCACCAACTAACTTGCCACGCAAGCCATGTTGTGTTTGCGGTGATGTACCTAAAATTTTACCAGTTGATATATTATCTTCTGCATCCAAGTAATCCCCTGGCTTTCCGGGAGGACCAGCTTCATTTGTTTTTTGTTCTCTGGCTTTTTTCTCGGCTTCTTGTTTGTGTGCAAGATGTTTAACACGTAGTACCATGGCATCCCAATCATCTTGTGTATAACGACCGGCAATTAATCCATCATCTTCATCATCATCTTCTTCTTCTTCAGGATCCATTTGATTATTTGTATCACCTTCGATGATACTATCGGCCCATTCTGCCAACTCATCAACTTCTGCTAGTGTTGTCTCGCTAATGTTTTTACTTAGTTTACCTAATATCGGCATCACACTTTCAATGCGTGGATCTAGGCTAGATTGCATAAACATTTCACTTAAATCTGCACCTTCTTCTTCCATTAATGCAGGTGTGTAACTTTCAAAATATTGAGTATACCCACGTTTACCTGACATCTTGTGTAATGTTTCACGTAAACTAGCATAGTGATTTATACCCTCATTAATTAGTTTTTGTGCTGATTCATTAAATTGTTTATTCTTAGTAGCACGAACAAATCCTGCCATCTTATTATATTCTTCACATAAATTTGTAATATGTTTACCACGTTCATCATAGGGTGTTCCACCTTCACTGATATGTCTTGCATATACACGTGCTAGCCCGGGTTTATTAGTTGGTAACAAGAATCTTTCGCCGTGTGCATTCTCTACAAAAATCTTAGCAATATTACGATAGCGTTGTTCACCTTCTTCTATTTGACGATTATGATGTAATATAATTTTTGTACTAGGTACGTTATCACTGTAGCTTTTCATTTTGCCCATAGGATAATATCCCTCGTTAAGTCCCTCTTGTTTATTATGTTCTCTCTTTGCCATATCGGGCTCCAAATCGTCTTGGTCACTAAGTTGGAATCCTAAGCCTTTATTCTTAGCCCAACGTTTTAAATGTCTTGTTAAGTGGTCCCAAGATTCAGAATCCTCGGAGCTTGCCTTAGGACTGTCTGCGATTTCATCTGTATAATATATAATTAGACGATGTAATCCATCAATTGTTGCTGTGGCTTTTCCGTAACTTTTGCCATCTTTAATAAATTCAAATTGAAATGCATCTGCTTCGTCTGAAATCGCTACTTTTTTTCCAGAACTACCAAACATATCAGGGCGGTATCCCCTACTTTTCAATAGTCCATAAAGTCCGCGGTTCAATGATTCTTGGTTTACTGGCATATTTTTTTATCTCTAATTAATTATTTATCAATTATCCAAAGACAGCGTAAAAGGGCAGTGGCTCTATAATCTCGTCATGGTCACGTATATGCTGGTCTAAATCATAGTTAAAGTCACTAAGTTGCTGTATTATACGTACAACTAGTAACGAACTAGTCACCAAATCATCAGTTTCTCCAATTTTAGCTTGATAGCTACCACCTAGTGCTACGAAATTCTTTAGTTCTGATACTAAACTTCGACTACTAATTGTCATCTTTTTACTCTCTACTAGAGTTTTGAATTTAGCACACGCTGTTAATTTAGACTTATTGGTTGTATTAAATCCACGTTTCTTCTTACCGGGTTCGCTAGTAAAGATTCCCGGTATGTTATGATATCCATATTCATTTAATGATACTAGGGCTGCCTCGCCCACGCCATTGACTTCAACAGAGTAATATATATTATTGGGTTCATTAGTACATTCAACGATGTACTTGTTTATCTGTGAAATTAATTTAATTTGACTAGGGATATCTGTTCTATTATGTTTCCACTCACCTACTTGTGTAGTAGTATTTGCTTCATAGATTTGTATCGCCGCATTGTCACCACCAGTACCTACAGCAGGATCTAATGCTACAATATATATGTTACCTTTT